GGGTAAACCAGTTCTGGAATCCGTTCTTCTTGCATACTCCAAAGCCAACGATCAGTATGGTGGAGAGAATGTACGCAACGTGATCTCTGGTTCTTTCGGTCTTGAAGCCCAGGCTATTTCTTTCGTTGTAACGAAGTGCCCTGATAAATTGTAATGTACACACTGAAATTTCTTGCACCTCTTATTGCTGCATCCTGTCTTGAAGGAATGACCACTGGTCAAGGTGATGTCTGTGTTCTCCGTGAACCCACACCAGTCGTTAAGTATTATGAGCCTGGTAAATCCTGTTATGTCAACGGAACCTTTTATCGTAATTGTGCAGATCGTCCATGACCGTACCATTTTTTATTGAAGAACCTTTGACCTGGAAGAAGGTTGAGGTTCCCCAGGACATTCTTTATTACTGTGACATGTACACCTTTGATGCAGATCGTGAAGATCTTCGGTACATCGATTGTGTATGGATGCACATGGGTTACTATGGTGTGCCCAAACATGTTATGAAAGCTCATCGTGAGGAGTTCGCTCCTCCTGTTAGACCTATCTTTGAATAAAATGCCCGAACTCACACATCATCAGTGGAAACTTATCTTTACTGCTGTGAGGAAATATCAAAAAGAACATCCACAATCTGTTCCATGTTACAAAGGGATGTATCATGATCTATCATACATTCTTGATGTACTCTATCCCTATGCTTACTCCGAAACTTACTTAGATGAAACTATTAACACTTGAAGACTATCAAAAGGCAGGTGAAACATTTTGGCCAAAGTATTGGTATATCGCCAAAGAACTAGGTGAAGATGCTAAACCTGAGGATATCCTAAAGGTTATGGAAGCCGTTGGTAGTGTTGCACTGAAAGTTGCACTAGAAGAAAAAGGAGAACCTTTTGGGTTCAATAAAAAAGATCAAACTGATACATAAAAGCAATGACATTCACTGTTTATTCCAAAGACGGCTGTCCTTATTGTGAGATGGTCAAACAAGTTCTTGTTGGAAAGGACTTGATGTTTACTGAATACAAACTTGGAGAAGAGTTTGACAAAGATCAGTTCTATGGTGAATTTGGTGAAGGCTCTACTTTTCCTCAAGTTGTTATGAACGGCGAGAAACTTGGTGGGTGTACAGACACTGTAAAATATCTACGAGAACAGGGGATTGTGTAATGACAAGTGAACTCTACTACGATGTTGATAGGGCAATTGACTATGCATTTGATGGTCAGTTCGTTCTAAAATTTTATGACTATCTAAAAGTTCGTGGAACAAAAAGAGCTGAAGTAGAAGAGTTCATTACCAGTTCTACTGCAACAGAACTCAGTGATCTTGTCAATGAACTTGAAGAATACCTTGAGGGTGGACAAGACTACAATCATAAACTTCTTCGTGAAGCTTATGGACACATTCCAAAGCCACAGGCCAGAAAGATCAAAGACTATCTGTATGGTATACTTCAAGATGCCTGGCAATACAGTCATGACAAGAAACCTGGAAGACGCAAAAAGGTATCTAAATAAACCAGAGAGTTGGAGGGTGTAAGTAAGTTTTTTTGTAGTCTCTCTAAGGTAGAAAAAATGTTAATAGGAGTAACCCTGGTTTTCGCCACCCTTTTCTGCATTGGTGGCATCTTGGTTGGGTTTGTTGTTGGATGGTTTGCAGGTGAAAAGTACAACGAGTACATGGAACTAAAGACCGCACAAGTCACAACCCATCCAGAAATGTATGACACAGACGGAAACTTACTTAGTACCGAACTAACCGCACTTCGATTTGTAATCGACGAAGACACTTATTACGACGACGAAGATTAATCATGCCTGCTACGAAAACGAAATTACCAAAGGATGCTTTGGTAAGTGAGATCCTTGATGCTGCATCAAAACAAAGATCCAAAGCCAAAAAAGTTGAGATCCTTAAGGAGTTTGATTCTCCTGCACTTCGCGCAGTTCTAATCTGGAACTTTGATGAGAGTGCAAAGAGTATGCTTCCTGAAGGTGATGTTCCTTATAACCCTAATGAGGCTCCAAAGGGAACTGATCACAATCGACTGACATCGGAGTACAAGAATCTTTATCACTTTGTTAAAGGTGGTAATGATAGTCTTGCACCTCTGCGTCGTGAGAGTATGTTCATTCAACTTCTGGAACGTCTTCATATTGAAGAAGCCGAAGTTATTTGTCTTGTGAAGGATAAGAATCTTACCGACAAGTACAAAATTACACGGGATGTTGTTGCTGAGGCATTTCCCGATATTGCCTGGGGCTGGAGATCGTAATGTTGACTACTGGTGACGTTCAAAAAATGAAAAGAATGGGCGTCACCGTCATCTATTCGAATTGTGAGCCTATTGCAGCAGACGATAAAACTCTTCCAAGTTCAAGTTATTTGGTAACTTGTAAGGATGGTGAAGATCAATGGTATGATATTGTGTTGGGACTACAGGTTCCAATCTTTGATGCATATCATGAAGTCTTTGGACACAATGTAATCCAAAAGTGGAGATGGACTGACGGGACGTGCAACCCAAAACTTTGGGCTATTAGGAATGAACCTGAAAAGAAAAAGAAATGACACACGAAGAGATGCTTGACGAAGCGGAGAAAAGAGAAGAAGAGAACAAAGAACTTGGTCTAGGTGGAGGTGGTTACAAACCAGAGTTCAAGGTAGCTGAGAACAGTGGTTTCGTCGGCGGCCGTGACATGGTTGATGATGTGGAAGTAAGTGATCCACGTCAAAACCTTGACAACTACACTGTCAACATGGAACAGATGAAGAAAGTTGTCAAACAATACAAAAAACTTAAGAAGTACACTAAATCAAATTTGTTTCAAATTCAAAAACTGAGTGGTCAGAAGACCATTGTTGATGAATTGATTGAGGAATTTAACGAAAACCCAGAACTGTAACAAATGTTACAGAAGAACTTGACTATATAAGGCTCAAGGGGTATACTGCCCTTACGTTCATCCTATGTTATCACTAGCACTGATCTTTTTTAGTCACATCGAACCTGAGCTTTTTCTTAGGTGCGAAGACTATCTTTGGTTAAAACAGGGGTTGGAAGAGAGTAGTCTCTTTACACCTGCGGAAAAGTTGGATATCACCCTTCATTGGATGGAACATACTAATCCAACCTGTTTTGATAACTAGGACGCAAGTAGGACGACGCGGAACGGATCGTTCATTCGCTATTCGCAAATAGCGAACGCAAACGCCGCCCGAAGGAACGGGATTTAACACATCTCATTTCTTTGGAGTAACACAATGTCTAAAGTCGTTTACCGTGGTCAAGCTTACGATACCGAAGTTCGCAAGCAGAACCAAGCGCAACAACAACCTCAACAGTACAACGAGGTCTACCGTGGCATCAAGTATGTCAAGGAGGCTAAGTGATGCAGAAACTCAATCCTCTTCAACTCATTAAAGAGAAGAAGCAGAAAGAAGATCGTCGTCACGCGGCCGCACTTTGTATGGCAGGTAACTGTCAAGTCAAGGTGAAGTAATGGATAATTATCGATATCATTACGATGATATGGATAAAGACAATAGACCACCAGCTTGTTATCAATTAACGTACAGAGGTTGCAACTACTGGTCATGCTATCTTATCCATTTGGATAAGTGGTTTGAAAAAATCTTCGACACAGAGGGGGACTAAGGTCTCCCTCTTTTTTTGTAGGTATAAACTCGTAGGTATAAATTTTTGTATCCTAACACACAAAAAATCAGGATATCCTGACTATATACGATAGAATTATGAGAGGTGATGAAATGAACGAAACCCTTTTTTTCATCATGATTGTTTTGCATAGGGGTTATTATGCACAATTTACTATCACATAATCAATTAGCTGGGTGGAAACAAGCTTTCGTGAGATTGGAGAGAACTTTAGATAGGAGTACGGAAGAATCCGATCTCATTAATGACTACTACAACTGTTTAATCGAATGTGATGAAGACCAAGGCACCTGCAAAAGAATTTGCAGAGAAATACTACAAAGGTAGAAGAATTTAAGAGCTCTATTAAAATTCTTTACTTAGGAGGGCAAAGGCCCTCCTTTTTTGTAAATAGCTATACCGTCTAGGGCACACAACCCATATGGGTATGAGTGTACAGAGAACCGCATTTGCAGCGTAAATCAAACGAGTGCGCTGAGATCTGGAACCAATGGTATGAGTGGCGTTACAACCGCCCTGAGGACCCCCTGGCACCGTCTGTGGCTAGGGAGTTGAGGTATCAGTGGGGTGAGTGTGCCATTGAACTTGGAGAGATGGTTCAGGAGACTTTAAGAACCGATCCTCACTACAAGGGCTGGGAGAAACTGATAGGGGTTGACAAGAAACCCAAACCTAGATAGAATAACTCTGCCAGGGTTCAAGGGACATGAACAAAGCTAAACTTAAAGTTCTCTTAGCCGCTCTTAAAGAGGTTGTAGAAGAACTAGAATCTGAAGTGTACTCAGATGCAGAAGCATACACTTCACCAGCAGTACATGATTACGATGAGGTATGGGACGATGACGACGGCTATCCAGACTGACTGGAGGTATAGTGACGATCGAATGAAACTGAGACAAGAAGTTCTAAGTATTCTCCTTGAGAGATACGGTAGTGAACTCAATGAAGATGGATCACCAAAACACTCACCACAATCAATCTATGAGTGTGCCCATGATTGGATCTCTCAAGGTAATGAGATCTCTGCTGGTGTAGTTGCATTTTACAAAGCTTATTACACAGACTACGGGAGATACAGAAGTGTATGAAGATCTAGATTGTTTCGAAAAAGCTTTATCTCATTTTGGTACAAGGATTGATATCATTGTTGCCATGGAGATAGGTGATAAGATAGACTCTGAAACTGCTTACCAGATGATCAAAAAAGAACTGAAGGAAGTAAAGAAGATTCGCAAACAACATCAAGAAACCAATTGTGAGGATTGTTAATGACTGTCAAACTTGTATCTGTCACTCCTGATGCAGAACAGACTATGGCCTATGTTGCCAGGGTGAGTAATCCTGCCAATCAGGACAATGAGAACTATGCAGGTCTTCTGCGTTACTGCATCAAACATAATCACTGGAGTGTGTTTGAACAGTCTTTCATGACTCTTGAGATTGAGACTACTAGGGCTATCGCAGCTCAAATTCTTCGTCATCGTTCTTTTACTTTCCAAGAGTTTTCTCAACGGTATGCTGATAGTTCCTTACTCTCAAAGGCGATCCCTCTTCCAGAACTGCGACGCCAAGACACGAAGAATCGTCAAAACTCTATCGATGATTTGGATCAGGAGACTATTGACCTTTTGACCCGACAGATGGACACTCTGTTCTCTTCTTCTATGGCTCTTTATCAACAGATGTTGGATCGTGGAGTTGCAAAAGAGTGTGCTCGCAATGTGCTGCCTCTCTGCACGCCGACTCGTATCTACATGAGTGGTTCATGTCGTTCATGGATTCATTATATCAATCTGCGTTCTGCAAATGGAACTCAAAAAGAACACATGGTAGTTGCAGAAGCTTGTAAGAACGTATTTGTTGAACAGTTCCCTACAGTCGCAGAAGCCCTTGAGTGGGCCTAAATAACATCACCCCCTTCGTTTATTATGCCAACATATCCTGTTATTAATGTAGAGACTGGTGAACAAAAAGAAGTGACAATGAGTTTCACTGTCTGGGATCAGTGGTTAGAAGACAACCCAGGTTGGATCCGAGATTGGTCTGATCCTTCCACTGCTCCCATGGCAACAGAAGTGGGAGATTGGAGGAATAAACTTGTCTCCAGAAATCCAGGCTGGAACGAAGTCCTCAATAAAGCCTCAAAAGCACCTGGTTCTAAAGTTAGAAAGATTACCTAGTATGGCTAGAAAAAGGAAGACCTCTGAACCCATTGGTATTGGCATGACTGCCAAACAATTGAAACGAAAGAAACCAATTAACACAGATTTATTGGTTGACATTGAACCACTTACTCCAAATCAAGAGAAGTTGTTTAATGCATATGCAGAGGGCAAAAACATCTTTGCTTATGGATGTGCTGGTACTGGTAAGACCTTTATCGCACTCTACAATGCACTCAAAGATGTCCTGAATGAGTACACTCCTTACAAGAAGATCTACATCGTTCGTTCTTTGGTTGCAACTCGTGAGATTGGTTTCCTTCCTGGAGATCATGAGGACAAATCAGCCCTCTATCAAATTCCTTACAAGAACATGGTCAAATACATGTTCGAAATGCCAAGTGATGCAGACTTTGAAATGCTCTATGGTAACCTGAAGTCTCAGGAAACTATTTCTTTCTGGTCCACATCATTCCTTCGTGGTACAACCTTTGATGATGCGATCCTTTTGATTGACGAAGCTCAGAACTTGAATTTTCACGAACTTGATAGTATAATTACCCGTGTGGGTGAAAACTGTAAGATCATGTTCTGTGGTGACGCAGTTCAAACTGACCTTCAGAAAACTTATGAAAAGAACGGTATTCTTGACTTCATGAAGATCATCGAACAAATGAATGAAAGTTTTGAGATGGTTGAATTTGGTGTTGATGACATCGTTCGTTCTGGTTTAGTCCGCGAGTACATCATGAAGAAAATGGCTTTGGGTCTCTAATGCAAAGAACTTATCATAATTATCTGGGTGACGTTGAACTAGAGAAAAAAGAAACCACAGGTTGTCGTCTCTATCTTCTTCCAAATGGTGACTGGGTGCCTTCAATCACCTCAGTCACCTCTTTTTATAACCGACAAACCTTCATTAACTGGAGGAAGAAAGTTGGTGAGGAAGAAGCCAATCGTATTACTAAGAAAGCCACCACAAGGGGCACTGATTTTCATGAAGCGGCACAGTCTTATCTTGAAGGTAAAGAACTCCTCTGGGAAAACCATCTCCCAGCCACCCAGTTCATGTTCCACTCCGCGAAACCATTCCTTGATCGCATTGATAATATACATGCTATTGAGCGTACCCTTTATTCTGAGTACTTCGGTATTGCTGGTCGTGTTGATTGTATTGCGGAGTATGACGGCGAGCTTGCTATCATTGACTTTAAAACTTCAGACAAAATTAAACCAGAGAAGTGGTTAGAGAACTACTTCGTTCAGGAAACTGCATACGCATGTATGTACTATGAGATGACTGGTATTCCAGTTAAGAAGTTGATCACAATTATGACAACTTCCTCTGGTGAAGTTAAGGTGTTTGACAAACGAAACAAAGACGAGTATATTAGGTTATTAGTTCGATACATTAAAGAATTTGTTACTCATAAGCTCTCCAATGAATAAGGACCTAGACAAGGCACTCAAAGAAAAATTTCTTTGTCAAACAAAATTTACCCAAGACATTGAAGATCTTGTAAAACACAATGATGACTTGAACTACATCGATGCGATTGTTCATTATTGCGATGACAACAAGATTGAGTTAGAATCTGTGGGTAAGTTGATCAGTAAACCACTGAAAGAAAAGATCAAGGCTGAGGCCATTGAACTCAACTTCCTCAAACGTACATCACGCGCACGATTGCCCCTGTGAAAGTGTCACCTTTTGATTGCTACAAAACTTATCTTGCGATGAAGAACCACTTCACCAAGGAAAGTTATGATTATGTAAAATACGGTGGAAGATCCCGTGCATCTGTTGCGTCTTTTAACAAGAGACGTGACAGATATTTTTTTGAGAGAATGTCACGGAAGAAAGATGATGACGAAATCATACAGTATTTCATCGCAAACTTTATTTCCAGTGAAGATCCTGGTAAAGTGTGGATAGGAGAGATTATTCAAAATGGAGAAACCAACTTCAAGGAATGGCAAAAACGAAACCAATCCTTGTCCTACCTATTCGGAAACGAAGTTGAAACAAT